CATCATGCGCAACACGCTGGATAGCTTGGCCATGTCCATACACCCCCGCGTGGCTGTCACAGAAGGCATGGTGAATCTCGATGACGTTATGAACACAGAGGTCGGCAGCATCATCCGCCAGCGCCAAGCCGGTCAGGTTCAGCCGCTGTCGATGCCGTTTGTTGGCCGTGAGGCGTTTCCGGTTCTGCAATATATGGATCAGGTGAAAGAGGCCCGCACAGGCATCTCAAAGGCGTCTCAGGGGCTAGACGCCAATGTCCTGCAGTCTACCACCGCCAGCGCCGTTGCAGCGACTGTGAGCGCCGCACAGCAACACATTGAGCTGATCGCGCGCATATTTGCTGAGACAGGCATGAAGCGTTTGTATCAGATCGTGCTGCACTTGATCACCACGCATCAGGATGCGCCGCGCATGGTTCGCTTGCTCAATAAATTTGTGCCGATAGACCCAAGGGCGTGGAATAGTAAGATGGATGTGTCGATCAATGTTGCTTTGGGCCGTGGCACAGACACAGAGCGCATGATGATGCTTCGCCAAATTGGCGAAATGCAGAAGGATGCTATGAAGACAATGGGGCCGCAAAATCCGCTAACCGACATCACCAAGCTTAGCAACACGCTAAAATCAATGACAGAGTTGGCCGGCTTCAAGGACACATCTCAATTCTGGAGCAACCCTGCAGAGTTTAGACCACCGCCAAAGCAGGAAAAGCCAGACGTCAACGAGATGCTGATACAAGTGCAGATCCAAGACATCCAAGCAGACATTCAGAAAAAAGCCGCGCAGTTGCAGCTTGATCGTGAAAAGATGCAGATGGAGGATGACCGCAAGCGTGACGAGCTGGAGGCTGAGCTGTTTGTAAAGGCCGAAGAGATGAAGGCCAAATATGGCGCGCAGCTTAACGTCGAGCAGATCCGGTCTGATCTGGCTATCAACCGCGAGGTTCTCAAGGCGCAGGCAGACGTGATCAAGGAGGGCGCGCGTGAAGACTAAGCAGCAAATAATCGATGATGGCAATGCTGCCGACCGATTGCTGAAAGACACCGATCTGGTGAGGTTTTTCGCCGAGATTGAACAAGATTGCTGGGGCGAGTTTAAGGCGACTGGCACCGGCGATGCAGAAGGCCGAGAGGCCATCTATATGAAACTGCGCGGGGTTGATCTGGTTCAGAGATCCCTGCGTGCCATGGTTGACAACGCGACTATTGAAAAAAAGCAAAAATAGACGCATAATTAAGGAGATTGACGCAAATGTCAGATAGCAACACCCCGCAAGGGATTGGGCTGACCGACGCGCAAAATGCAATCAGTGCAATGTTTGCACCCCAAGGGGACAATGCAGAAGCGACTGATGCGCTAGAGACCGAAGCTGAAGAGCAATCCGAAGCTGAAGTCGAAATGGCTGATGATGAGATTGACAATTCACCTGTCGAAGGATCTGAGGTCGAGCTTGATGACGAGGATGACGCCGACAATTCTGGCGACCAATCCTTCGACATACTGTCCGCGAAAGTGGAGGTAGACGGCGAAGAGATTACGGTCGAAGATTTGAAAAGCGGACATTTAAGGCACCGAGACTATACCCGCAAAACGCAGGAGCTGGCTGAGATGCGCAAGTCGTATGCAGCGGAAGCCGAAGCGATTGAGCAGGAGCGTGCGCAATATGCTCAACTATTGCCGGCCCTAAGCCAGCAAATTGAGCAATCGGTACAAGAAGAGCCTGACTGGGATACACTGTATGACACAGACCCCGCGATGGCAGCGAAAGCAGAGCGACAATGGCGAAAGCAACAAGAGCAAAAGCAAGCTCAATTGCACGCGGTTAGAGCCGAGCAGGCCCGACTGCAGGATCTTCAACAGAAGAAAATGCAGCAAATGGAACAAGAATATTTGGAGCAACAGCGCACGGCGCTGCCGGATATTATCCCAGAGTGGCGTGACCAAAAGGTTGCATCCACAGAAGCTGGGCAAATTCGTGATTTTCTTCTTAACGAAGGATTTAGCGAACAGGATGTCCAAGGGTTAAAAAACGCAACGTTGGTTAAACTGGCGAGGAAAGCCATGCTTTACGATAGAGGCGAAACGCGTGCTAATGAGGCTAAAGTGAAGCCGAAGAAAGCGCGTTCCAAAACGTTAAAAGCAGGATCTCGCGGTTCAGTGCCAAAGCCGAAAACTGTGCAGCAAGCGCATATACAAACCGCGCATCAGACTGGCCGTGTGCGAGACGCAGCGGCTGCAATTAAAACATTGCTGTAATGGAGAAATAAAATGGCAATCGTAGCAAACACCTTTACGTCTTTTGACGCAAAAGGCATCAGAGAAGAGTTAAGTAATATAATTGCCTCTATCTCGCCCGAAGAGGTGCCTTTCCAAAGTAACGTTGGTTCAGAAAACGTATCAAACACGTTTTTTGAGTGGCAGACAGATTCACTGGCTGCAACCAGCACAACAGCCGTAATTGACGGTGACGATGTGGCGTCTTTCGACAGCACATCAGCGACTACGCGTATCGGAAACTATACGCACATTCGCCGTCGTACATTGATCGTTGCGGACAACTTGGGCTCGCAGGATTTGGCCGGCAGAAACGACGAATTAAGCTACCAGCTCGCAAAGCGCGGCAAAGAGCTTCGTCGTGATGTAGAAGCAGTTTTAACCGACAACAATGCCCGCGTGGCAGGGAGCTCATCCACAGCTCGCGAAACCGCTGGCTTGGGTGCGTGGATTGCGACTAACACCAACAAGGCTGGTGACGGTACAGATCCGACAGCGGCTGACGGTTCAGACGCTCGCAACGACGGAACGCAGCGCGACTTGACCGAAGCGATGGTCAAGGACGTGATGCAGAAGGCGTTTGTGTCTGGCGGCAACCCATCAATCCTGATGGTTGGCCCACACAACAAGACTGTTGTGTCAGGCTTTGCCGGTATTGCTGCTCAGCGTTACATGGCACCAAGCGACAGCCCAACCACAATTATTGGTGCGGCTGACGTGTATATGTCAGACTTTGGTACACTTCAGGTTGTGCCAAACCGCTTCCAGCGTGAGCGTGACGCCTTTGTATTAGACCCAGAATATGCATCAGTATGCTATCTGCGTCCGATCCAAGCGGTTGATCTCGCCAAAACTGGTGACGCCGAGAAGAAGATGATGATCTGCGAGTTTGGCTTGAAAGTGTCAAACGAAGCGGCTCACGGCGGCGTGTTCGATCTGAACGTATCGTGACAATGAGGGGGCGGCGCTTAGCCGCCCCTTTACCACAGGAGGGGTTATGAAGAGACTGTTTAGCCAAGACGCAGAAACCGGCATTACCAAATACTGGCACGTCACCGGCAAGGGCGAATATGTGGTGGAGACTGTTCAAGACAGCCAGCATATCGCAGAAAGCAACAAGCGGGCTTATAACGAAACTGACGGCAAATTTGGTGATATGGCGCGGGTGGCGTCAATACCAATTTCAGTGTATTATCAGCTCAAGAGCCAAGGCATTGCGGACGATCCGAAGCGTTTGAAGAAATGGCTTAACGATAGAGACAACCGCGTCTTCCGGACAAGAGCCGGCACGCTTTAAGGATAGCAGATGGCCATCACAACATATGCTGAGCTAAAAACGAACATCGCAGACTTTTTAAATCGCAGCGATTTAACAAGCGTTATTCCGACGTTCATATCGCTGGCGGAGGTGGATCTTGACCGCAAGGTCAGGCACTGGCGTATGGAAAAAAGATCCACGACCACGCTTGATACGCAGTACAGCCAGTTTCCGCAGGATTTCTTAGAGCCCATCCGGCTTAGCCTGACCACAGGAAACACAAGCCGGTTGGAGCTTTTGAGCCAAGCGCAGATGATGGAGCAGCGTGAGCTGAATAGAAATAACACGGGCACGCCACGCTTTTACGCCATCACCGATGGGTCAATAGAGGTTTTCCCGACGCCAGATTCCGACACAATCATTCTGGAAATGGTGTATTACGCTCGCACTGAAGCTTTGAGCGACAGCAACACCACCAATTGGTTACTAACTTACTACCCCGACGCTCTGCTATATGGCGCGTTGGTTCACAGCGCCCCGTATTTAGCGGACGACCCCAGAACACAGGTGTGGGGCACGTTGCTACAAAATGCGATAGGTGCTATAAATGCAGAGAGCGATAAAGCGAAATTTGGCGGAACTGGCCATAAAATGAAATTTAGGAGCTATTGAGATGGCGAGCATTGCAGACCGCGTTTTAGATAACGGCCTTACAGTTTTAGACACTGAGGCCAATCGCGTTGATATTACCTCACAAGAGGCAACGACCTACGCAGAGGCGACATCAACATACACGCTTGGAAACCAGACATCCATTTCGATTAGCGCGCCAGCGGATCGTTCTGGCGGTGGGCGCAAGGTCACGATGGCAGCGTCATCTGGCGGCACAGTGACCGGCACCGGCACAGCAACGCACTACGCGATAGTTGACACCGGAAACAGCCGCCTGCTTGTCACGGGCTCGCTTACGGCGTCTCAGTCGGTAACATCTGGAAACACATTTAGCTTAGAAGCTTTGGACGTAGGCATTCCAGATCCATCATAATAGTGAAGAGGAACTATCATGGCTCTGGTAATCGCTGACCGCGTTAAAGAAACAACCACGACAACGTCTACCGGCGCCTATACGCTCGCCGGCGCCGCAGCCGGTTTCCAGTCGTTTGCAGCCGTTGGAAACGGAAACACGACTTATTATGCTTGCACAGATGGCAGCTCATATGAGGTTGGCATCGGAACATTTACTGCGTCTGGCACTACGCTTTCGCGCGACACTATTCTGGAAAGCTCCAACAGCGATAACGCAGTAAACTGGCCGTCTGGCTCAAAAGATATTTTTGTGACCGTGCCGGCTGAAAAATACTTGGTGCGTGACGCCAGCGGCAATGTGAGCCTGACAGGCAATCTTACCATCAGCGGAACCGTTGACGGACGCGATGTTGCAGCGGATGGAACAAAGCTCGACGGGATCGAGGCCGGCGCTACTGGTGATCAAACCAATGCTGAGATTAGAGCGGCTGTAGAGGCTGCAAGTGATAGCAATGTTTTCACTGATGCAGACCATAGCAAACTTAACGGCATCGAAGCTGGCGCAACTGGCGATCAAACCAATGCCGAAATCAGAGCGGCTGTAGAAGCGGCAACGGACAGCAATGTTTTTACTGACGCTGATCACAGTAAGTTAAATGGCATTGAAGCTGGGGCAACTGGCGATCAAACTAACGCTGAGATTAGAGCGGCGGTAGAGGCTGCAAGTGATAGCAATGTTTTTACGGATGCAGACCACAGCAAGCTGAATGGGATTGAGGCTAGTGCGGATGTCACTGATACTGGGAATGTTGGGTCAGCTTTAACTGGTTTTTCTACTGGTACAGATGCAACAGGTTCTGATCTTATTCCTGTTTATGACGTAAGCGCAGGGGCTTGGGAAAAGCAAACCATCACCAACGCTGCGCTCCAAGGCCCGACTGGCCCGACTGGCCCGACTGGGCCTACTGGGCCTCAAGGGGACTCAATTACCGGCCCAACGGGGCCAACTGGGCCAACGGGGCCTACTGGGCCTCAAGGTAACTCAATTACCGGCCCAACCGGCCCAACCGGCCCAACCGGCCCAACTGGGCCTCAAGGGGACTCAATTACCGGCCCAACGGGGCCTACTGGCCCGACTGGGCCTACTGGGCCTCAAGGTAACTCAATTACCGGCCCAACAGGGCCAACAGGGCCAACAGGGCCAACAGGGCCGTCTGGAACATTTAGTGGTAATTTTAACGGAGTTATAACGCAATCAAGTGGTCAGCCCTTTTGGCAAAATCAACAAGCGGTTACTTCAAGCTATACAATTACCAACAACTATAACGCTATGAGTGCTGGGCCAATTACAGTCAACAGCGGTGTTACAGTTACTGTAGGTGCTGGTGAAACATGGACGGTGGTATAAATGAGTACGTTAAAGGTAAACGATATACAGGAAGCGACATCTGGTGGCGGTAAGATATTCCCCCCAAGGGCTTGGGTAAACTTTAACGGTACTGGTACTGTAGCTATTCGTGATGATGGGAACGTAAGCTCGATTACTGATCGTGGTACTTCAAGGTTTACAGTCAACTTTTCTAATTCTTTTGGAAACTCAACTTATGCCGCAACTGGTAATATAAACAATACTGGACAGGGTGCGGAGAGCGTGGCAATCGAATCTTCACAATCAAACTATATAGGATCAGGTTTTGTTATGATTCATACCACAAGACATAATGCAGGTTTTGACCCAGATCATTGTAATATAATAGCAACTGGCGATGGTTAATATGACAAAATATCGTGTCATCTTTGATGACCCTGACGCTCTTGATGAGCCAACTAAGGTTCTTGTGCCTTCTCAGAATTGGCTAGACGAAGCTATGGCTGGCAACTTGCCACCTATCTGGGTTTATTGGCAAATCCAAGATGACGAACAAAAGGCTATAAAAGAAGGTCGCCAAAGAATCTTTAACCATGATCCTGAGAAACGGGCCTTGCAATGGACTGCGCCTCGCATTGGGCCTCTTACGGAAGAGGAAGCTATGGAATATTTGTGTATGAAAGATTTGCCACGGCGCTGTTGGGCAGAAGAACATAACCGCCCAATGTTTAAGATTGTGCGTACAGAGGAGGTGCCAAGCAATAGGCAGTTTCGCAACGCTTGGGAGATGGTGGCATGAGTACATTAAAGGTAAATGCGCTTCAAGACACAAGTGGCAATGGTTTTTACCCTCCTAGAGCTTGGGTAACTTTTAACGGACAAGGCACCGTATCTATACGGGAGGATGGTAATGTATCATCTATTACAGATAATGGAACGGGAGACTACACAACAAACTTTAGTAGTAGTTTAAGCTCTTCAAATTATACTACTACGGGAAGCTCCTCTGATGATTCAATGCATGGCAGGATACTTACAGGAAACCAAAGCCCTGCAACTGGTTCCAGAAGGTTTCGTATCGTAACAGACGCAAACAGCCCTACAGATGAGCAATATGTTTATGCTCTTTTCATAGTATAGGTTAATGGCGTAATGTTATTTCTACTAATTAAGGAGCAAGGAAGTGACAACTTTTATTAAAATAGGCGCAACATCTTATGACGCCGCAGACTATACAGTTCCAGCGGAGCGCACGTTTCGTGATGGGTGGGAAGCTAATGCTGACACGGGCGTAATTTCTGTGAACATGGCAAAGGCTAAAGATATATGGCGTGATAAAATACGTGCAGCAAGGGTTGAACCTTTAGCGGCTCTTGATACAGCTTACATGAAAGCCTTAGAGACTGGTGCAGATACCTCAAGTATTATCGCACAGAAACAGGCTTTGCGGGATGCTCCTTCTTTGGCAAGCATAGATGCAGCGACAAATCCTGACGAGCTAAAGGCGGTGCAGCCCATTCCTAACGTGACGGTGGAATAATATGGTTAGTACAATCCGTGGAAATGATAACTTTGATAGTGCGAGCGCTGGCTCTACAACATTTGGCGGTGTTGGTTCTTATGCTTGGTGTTTTAGTACAACCGCAAGCACTACTGGCATTGCATCAAATACCAGTTTTGCTGGTTCTGGTTTAAGATATAATGGATATACAACTTCCAACCCGTATAATGGCAACCCTTACAGCTATGGAAATACTGCTCCCGCTGCACCCTCTGGTACATGGAGGTCTATGGGACACTCATCCGATAATAGATACAACCATTATAATGCTACTTTATTTGTAAGGATTAGTTAGATGAGTATTTCAATAATACAAGTCCGTAATGCTGCATCATTAGACCCCGACAATCTTCGTATGAATGTAGAGATTAACCATCCCAATTATGGTTGGATACCTTATACTGTAGATCCCTCTGATACAGATGAAACTATCGACAACGATGCCATCATGTCTTTAATTGGTAGCAATTTTGAACCATATATTGCGCCGACTCAAGATGAGCTTGATGCAGAGGCGGCAATAGATGTAAGATTTGCGCGAGATGCTAAATTGGCAAACGATGTTGACCCTATGGTATCTAATCCTTTGCGCTGGAATAGTCTTACTGATGATCAGCGCACCGCGTGGACGCAGTACAGAGCAGACTTGCTAAATATTCCGCAACAATCTGGGTTTCCACATAATGTGACTTGGCCCACTAAGCCTGAGTAAATTTAAGATAAAAACAATAAGGATAACTTATGAACAACATAAGACAAAACTGGCAGATGTTTTCTGGAGCAATCCCAGAATATAAAGTTGACGAGATCGTGAAGTTGACTGGAAATACAGCGGCAGCCTCAACCTTTAATGAAGGTGGGTCTGATGTTCGGAAAAGCCGTGTTGCATGGCTTACGAACAATAGGCCTGTTTTGGATTTACTGTATGATTTTGTAGACATAGCAAACAGAAGCTCTTTCAACGCTCATATTTATAAAAAAGCCGATATACAGTTTACAGAATATCTTGGGTCTGAGGGTGGTCACTATTCTTGGCACCACGACATTGATTGGAACCGCAATGATGGCCTAGACCGCAAGTTATCAGTGACCGTGCAGCTATCAAGCCCAAACGAATATGAAGGCGGCGATTTTTCATTTAACGAATGTCAGAGCCCCGATAAAAGCTCGAAAGAAAAAGGAACGGTCTTAGTTTTCCCGAGCTATTTGCAACACGCAGTGCAGCCTGTGACAAGCGGCGTTAGACGATCTCTTGTCGCTTGGTTTGAGGGGCCAAGGTGGACTTAGATGATTAGCGGAAGCCCAATATCCAGTGCAGCGATTGCTGACGTAGGTACGTTTGAGCAAACGGTTTCTACTCAAAACGTTTCCTCCGGCGTGCCGACCGTGGGCGCCACGGGAATATCTCAAGATCATGTCGTAACACTGGTTTATACTGCTAACCCAGCAAGCGTGCCAAACTTAACATGCTTTGAAGATGAAAGCTTTTCGGCGCCTAATGTTATTGCTGGGCATGTTCGTGTTGGCGATGGTGTATTTACTCAAAAACACACGTTGGCGAGCGCCGATGTATCGGCTCAAACCCCAACGGTTGCTGCATCAGCAATAACTCAGGTTCACAGTATTGCGGCAAATGATGTAAGCGCCGGATCGGTAAGCATTTCAACTGCGACCGCGATCATTCAGCACGTTTTGGCCGGCAATGATGTCTCCACGCAAAACCCAACGATTGCTACATCCGCGATAACTCAGGCTCACAACATTGCAGCAAATGATGTTAATACATCAAGCCCAACAGCGGCAAGCTCGGCAATCACACAAAATCATCAGATCACGACTGATAACGTTTTGTGTGGATCTGTAGATGTCGGGTTTGCGAGGTTTAAGTGGCAGGAGGAGCCCGTCACGCCGACGACTTGGGCTGAGCAGTTAAAATCTGCCAACACTTGGACAGAACAGGAAGCGGCGTGATGGACGCTGATCTGCTTTGGACGGCTGGATTGACTGCCGGAATGGGCCTGATCGGCTGGGTGTTGAAGAGCGCTGTGGACGAGATGCAGCGCCTCAATATTCTGCTTAACAAGACCCGCGAAGAAATGGCCAAGGATTACGTCACCAAGGCAGACAGCAGCGCCGTCATGGGCCAGATCGTGGCGCGCTTTGATCGCATCGAAGAGAAAATAGACCGCCTGATGGAGCGATGATCTGCTCGCTCGCCAGCGTAGCCGTTGGCGTGCTTGCATATGGGCAGCTTTACACGGCGTGTATATACAGATGCCCATACCCAAGCTTCTGGTATCACTACCCATATGTTATAAGGGTGGAGTATAATAGTGGATGCCCGCGTTTAGCTGACGTGGGTAGAGATGCCAAATGATAGACCCCGCAACCGCAATCATGGCCGCTGGCGCTGCGTTTAACGCAATCAAGAAGGGTTGCCAGATCGGGCGTGACCTTGAGGGCATGGCAGGCGATCTGGGGCGCTGGTCTAAGGCGATCAGCGACTTCGACTTTGCAGCGAAGCGCGTAGAAAACCCAAAATGGTATCAGAGCTTCGGCAGCGTCGAGCAGCAGGCGATGGATCTGTTTGTGCAGAAGAAGCAGCGCGAGAATATGCGCGACGAGCTGCGCAAGATGATCTCGGAAACGCTTGGCCCATCTGCGTGGCAGGAGCTGATCCGCATGGAAAACGAGATACGCCAGAAGCAGAAGGATGCGCAGTATAAACGCATCGAGCGCAAGGAAACCATCATCGCGTGGGCGGCTGGCCTGTTCCTGTTCCTGCTCTGCGTGGGCGCGCTGTTTGGCTTTGTCTGGATCGCGGTGAAACGCTGATGGCTGACGGCGTGTCAGGCATAGGCAGCGCACCGTTTAACGTAGGCAGCGACATACACCAGCAAACGCAGACGCGTGAGCGCATAGAAACGCATCTGGCTGAGCAGATGGTGGCTAAGCAACACAGGGCCAACCACACGCATCTGGAGGCGCTCAGGGAGCAGAAGTTGGACTTAGGCAAGGCTTATGATAGGTTTGGCACCAAGACAACTGCTGACAGGCCGCAAGGCACAAACATCAACATAGAGGTTTGAATATGACACCAGAGAAACTAGACGCTTGGCGCATTGTTCCGCGCCTGCTTATCTTGAGTTACATGGTCGTGTTTTACCAGACGTGCAACTGGTTCATGGGGCTTGAGATGCCAAACAACGCGCAGGCAGGATTTGTCAGCGTGATAGTGGGCGCCGGAGCGGCGTGGTTTGGACTATATGTAAACGGAGGCAAAAAATGAGCATCCTGAGCGCCTTGATCGGGCCTGCAACGGATCTCGCTGGCAAGTTTATCCAAGACAAGGATGCCGCTGCCAAGATGGCGCACGAGCTGGCCACACTTGCCGACAAGCAGGCTCAGGAGGCCATGCTGGCGCAGATAGAGGTCAATAAGGCAGAGGCAGCCGGAAACTGGTTTCAAGCGTCGTGGAGGCCGCTGTGCGGCTATGTGTGCGTTCTGGGGCTGGCGGTAAACTTTCTGATCTCGCCAATAGCTGCGGGGTTTGGGTTCATGGTGCCACAGGCCGACATGTCGGTGATGATGCCGGTGTTAACGGGTATGCTCGGATTGGCCGGCATGAGATCATATGAAAAGGTTAAACAGGTGACGAAATGACGTTTAAATTGAGCAGACGCAGCCTTGATAGGCTTGAAGGGATCGACGATGGCCTGCAGGCGGTTGTGAAGATGGCCATCACGCTGACCAAGACCGATTTTGGTGTGGTGCAGGGGATGAGAACCATTGAACAGCAAAAGGAGCTGGTCGCCAAAGGCGCAAGTCAAACCATGAAATCAAAGCACCTTGAGGGCAAGGCATTCGATATTATGGCCTTCATAAATGGCAGGGCGAGTTGGGAGCTGTCGGTCTATGATGATTTGGCGGATGCTATCAAAGAGGCGGCCATACAGCTCAATGTGCCTATATGTTGGGGTGCGGCGTGGGCTACAGCCGAAATGCCATACCCAATGGATATTAGAAAGTGGGAAGGAACGATGGAAGAGGCTATGAACGCTTACATCGATCTTCGCAGGTCACAATCGCGCAGGCCGTTTATAGATGGCCCGCACTTTGAGCGGATAGATTAAGGAAACATAGACGATTGGATGCGAAAGTAGTATAGTCGTTTAAGAGTTGAGGATTTTGATATGGCAATTAGCGTAAGTAAACCCACCGTCGGCGGATCAGAGGACGCTTGGGGCACACTGATCAACACGGCGCTCGATACTATTGTTGATGGCGTAAATGGAACGTCAGGAACAATTGCCCCAGATTTAACCACTTTGACGATAAACGGGGTAGATGTCACCTCTACGGCGGCTGAGCTTAATTATGTGGATGGCGTCACC